GCAGGATCGCCGTCGTCGGCTAGGGTGTTGGGCACGAAGCCGTAGTTTGCGGGGTAAAACATCGCGCCGTAGAGCACGCGATCTACGCAGAGCGCGCCGCTTGCTTTTCCTGCGAGTCCCGACGCTACACCTGCCGCACCACTGAGGTTCTGACGGACGTTGACCGTCGCCGTGTAGGCTTTGCCCGATAGAGAGCCGAGCATACCCTTGATGCCTGTGATTTTCTCGGTCGCCTTGTCCTTGATGCTGATGACAGGAGCGAACACTCCGCGCATTCCGCTGAGTCCGAGCTTTGCTTTATCCGTCTTTGCCGCAAGAGAGACGGCAGACTCGCCCGCCTTTTTCATCGCGCTCTCGGTATGCTCAAGCCCCGCAGATGCTCCCTCTGCCGCACTCTTTACGCCGCTGAGACTGTCCTTTGCCTTCTTCGTCTTGCCCGACAGCTCATCCTTGACGCGCAGAGTTGCAGAAATGACGTAATCTGTACTCATATGACATTGAACCCCCTTCCTGCCGCGAGCAGCTTCAGTTCCTCGATGTGCTGTCGCTCTTCACGCGCCATCGCCTCATAGCAAAATATCTTCTCCACTTCGGAGAGCGTATAAAAATAGTCCAGTGTGTGACCTCTGAGGACAAGGAAGGCGACGGTACGCGCCTCCCAGTCCTCCTCGATCAGTTTTTTACTTCTTCGTGCAGCTCGGCGCGGATGTTCTTGCCATAGCCCGCAAGCTCCATGATCTTACGCCCGATAGCAGGAATCTCGCCGGGGTCAAAAATCTTCTCCACAATATCCGTCGGTTCAAGACAGCCGTACGCCTCAAGGAGCTGCGGATCGCGCAGATTCGGCTCAACAACATAGCCAATGATGAGATGTGCGTCCGAATCCTCGAGTTTGAGGAGATCGGCAACGTGCGAACGCGTCGGCATCTTCACCGTCAGAACACCCGCCGAGGTCTCGATGTCGTACTTCTGCTTCTTACGCTGCATGAGCGCCTCTTTCTTTGCGATAAGGTCTTTGATTGATACTGCCATTTGTATTCCTCCCATAAGAAAGCCCCGCAATCATTCTGCGGGGCAAATTCATAAACTTAGTTGTCAACCGTTTCAACAAACGCCGCATCCTCCGGCGTAAAGCCGAACGTAAACTCCTTTTCAACAACCTGCCCTTTCTCAAAGGTCATGAGGAGAAGCTCGTTGAACCACACGTTATCGATGGAGCAGCGTTCTTTCTGTCCGTCTACTGCATCCGGATCATCAATCAGCCCGACGATGTTGGCGCGTGGATCGTGCCCCGCCTTCCACTCCTCGAGATACTGATTGATATTGCGGTTGATGACGCTCTTGATCGTAAACGAACCTTCGCCAGTGAGTGAGACGATCTTGCTGTCCTTGGAGTTGCCGATCAGCACGTCCTCACGGTCAGCCGTTACTTTTGCCTCGTACTTTGAAATCTCAAAGAGAAACAAGCCATCCCACCAGACGCGGCCGTGCGAACCGTTCCAGCGGCGGCGGCCACGATACTTCACATCTTCTGCAGCTCTTGCCATATACTATTTCCTCCTCTCTTACATCGTGAACGTGATGCGCAGGTCTTCCATCGCGTTGACAGGTGTAATGCGCCCCGTGAGAAGCACCTGTGTCCCTGTGTTGTACTCGCGAATCTGCTGCACTGTCATCTTGGTCACATCATCGCCGTGCAGGATGGCATAGTCTTTCTGTGCCGCCTCGTCGATATCGACCGTATTGATCGCCGTCGGCGAATCATCCAGCACATTACCCTTGAGATTGCGGAAATAGACGAGAATCGCCGCGATGAAGAGCATCTTGTGATTGTAGTCGTTGATAACCTTACCCACATACGAATTTTTGAACGTGTCGCGGATATCGTCCGTGATCATATCCACCACCTCGACAATCTTGATGTAGCGGAAATCCTGCCCGACATCCGTCGTGAACGTATGGAGCGAGTTGCACGCACGCGCAATCTTGACGCCGTTGCCGTCCATCTCATCGATGAGGCAGAGCTGTCCCTTGCTGATGCAGTCGTCGATGTCCTCGTAGACCTCACAGTCGTAGACCTCATTCAGCTCGTAGTACGTCGCCGAGCGGTCAAGGGCAAGCCCCGCGAGAATGCCCATGATGCGCGCCGTATACTCCGTCGAGGTGTAGGTGAGGTATTCGGCGATTGAGCTGCTCACCTTCTTGCGGTCGCCGCCTGCCGCCTGCAGCGCATCTGTGTAGGCGGGATTCACACAACGAATGTTGTCCGTCGTGAAATTGATAACGCCCTTGTCGTCCGCGTCGAAATTCGCCACGACCGCCTTGAACGTCTTGCGCTTGATATTGCGCTCCTTCTTGACCCACACAGCAAGATCTTCCTGATCCTGCGCCGTGCCTGTCGGATGGCAGATGTAGTTCCACTTGATGTTATGGAGCTTCTTGAGCACGTCCGCCTGATTGAGCAACGTCCCTTCACCCGGCACAACGTCCGCCATCGGCAGCGTGTAGACCAAGATGCGCAGCGGGATACCGAGCAGCGCCTTCTTGATGAGATCCACGTTCTTCGCCGTCAGCCCCCCATCGGGGATATCTGTGCTGTCCGAAATCTTGTAAAACTTCGAGACGTTCGTCGACTCGTTGTTCAGAATCATCACGCCGATGCCCCGCGCACTGCGGGCAATCGCTGTTGTCGACTTCGTACGAAAGTCGATGATGACCTGCGGCAAACCAAATTTTTCAGCTTCATTTGGCATATTCATTCCTCCTCAGTTTCTTTTTGTCCGTTGATAGCAAGCTCCTCCATCAACTCGTATTCCTCGCCTGGCATAGCATCCGCAAAATCGAGCGTAAAACTGTAGTGCAGCACCTCATCAACGATGCGACTGCTCGTTTCCTGCACAGTAATATGACGGTCGCCAATTGTCAGCACAGGCATGAGTGCAGCGTCGAGCGTATCGACCGCCTCGTAGAGCTTCGTGCGGTCAATGCGTCCGCGCGCGTCGGGCGGCAGGACAAGGGTAAGCTCGATGTCAAGCGAGCGCTCATAGATCATGCGGTCGACCATGTGCTTTTTCGATGAGATTTCAACGTAGAAATATCCCTTGTCAGCGCTCGCATTGTTCGTAAAGTAGACGGCATACGGGAGATGCTTCTTCAAGAACACCGAAAGCGCACTGCGGATGTCAATAGCGGCAATCACTTGAACATCGCCTCCAATATCGCTTTCGCGTTCTCTCGGAATATCGCTTTCTGCTCAAGCACGGATTTTCTAAGCATCTTCACACCGGGAACGGTCTTTTCTTGCAGCATCATGCCCGTTTTTGCACCTTTCTTATAAACAAACTGCCTATCCTTGCTCGTGCCTTTCCACTCTCCTGGAACCCAGCGTTTTTTCTGTTGATGCCCATACTCGACATGCGCCGCATACTTTGTATTATTGTAAACGTCAATCATGTTATCATGTGGCTGCGTTCTTGCCCAAGCGAGTGCTATTTGCTTTGTTTTTGTCGGCGTCTTGTCGCGCACCGTCCCCAGCAGAAGTTCCGCTTGCTGCTTCAGGAATTTGTCCGCTGCCCCGCGCCGCCGCTTCTCCGCATCCGCAAGCATCTTCTCAAACTCGTCCAGTCCGCTGATTTCAACGCCCATTTCCGACCTCCCCTCTGCGCCGCAGCGCAATCTCTTGGTGTGTCGGATACGGAAAGCTGATACCTGCGACGAACTCCATGCGCCGCCCCTCGCGCAGGACAACAACGCGGTCATTCGCATGGATGTCAACGGTAGGATCGCAGCAGAGCCGCAGATCGATAAACACACTCATCGCCCGTTCCGTCTTGGCCGTCGTGGGGTCTTTTCCATACTGTGAGAGTTTACAGGGGATTCCCTCATACACGGGCGTTTCCTCGGCGTAGTCGTCCGAGCCGTCCTCTGCTTTCACTGCCCGCAGACGGTACACGTCCGCACGGTCAAGGTACATCATGCGGCGCAGATAGGCCTTGCACCTCTCGACAGACCCCACACGTTGAAAAAACTCCTTCATGCTCACGGCAGACTCACCACCTTGCGCCAACGGTTGAGCTTCGGCCTCAGCGTTGCAAAATCCAGATCGGCAAGACACCCCGTCGG